CCATTCGACGACGGTCGCGCCGAGATCGAGCTGAGCAATTGCACGCCGCAATGCGCCGACCGTGCCTTTATGTTGGTGCAGCCAAAGGCTGTCCTTGATGACCTGGCGCTTTTTGGCCTCGTCCCATTCTGCTTGCCATTCGTCAACACTCCACGCCTGCGCGAGGTAAGGCAGCAATCGAGCCGGACAATCGTCAGGGTTCCAGACGGCGCGGATCAGCCACGTGGGTGCGGACAACAGCCGGTGGTCGGACGCCGAAAGCGCACGCTCCAGCGGCGTGGCGTTGGGCGGCAATAGGTGTTCGAGGCGCGGCGGGTCAATAGCCATCGGTCAGCCCTCCACGATTTCATAGGTGACGGCGACAGAGGTGGCATAGGCCGCGCCCTCAAAGCCGGGATTGACTTCGGCTGGCGGCGACGCGCGAATAGCGCGGATGACGTTGGTGCGGTCCTGATGAGCTGCGCCATCGAGTGCCGACAACACAATCCGGCGGCCAACTTTGTGGCTAACATCAGCGTAGCCTTGAAGGGCGTTCAAAGCCGACGTGACTATCAGACTAGGATCGGCCCCCGCACGAATGTGCAAGTGGTAGTTTATGGCGTAGAACGTGACACTCGCGGGCTGGACCTGCACGAAGTCGGTCAGTGGCCGGGTGTCGACGGGCGAGAACTTCGCGGCGACTGCGTCGATGATCTCACGAGCCGGTATTCCGGTGCCTGCTTTGGACAAGACCACGGCGCGGACAAAGCCGGGCTCAACAAGGCCGCTTTCGGGGCCGTAAATCGCAGCATCCTTGACGAGGGGATGAGCACTGCGGGCGTGGAACTCATAAGCCCCATAAGGCCCAGCCGTCGAAAACGCCTCAGGGGCAAGCTGGTAGCGGTAGCGCAGCTCGTCGTCGGTTTCGCCGTCGAGTTTTTCGACGCCGAGACGGGCCGCAAGGTTGACCAGATCGCTGCCGCTCGACGTTGCAACCATCACGGCTCGGACGGCTTCGTTGATGCGTTGATCGACGATCAACTCGCGGTATGCGCCAGCTTCGACGCCCTTGACCAGCGGCTCGCTTTCGAGCCGGAGAACAGCTTCGACTTCGGCTCGAAGCGCCGGGTCTTTGATACGGTCCAGTAACGCTGCCTTGCGCTCGGCGACGATGGCCTCAACGTTGGGCAGCACGACGGCGTCGATGGGGGGCAGCGCAGCCAGATCGATGGCAACAAACCGGCTCATACTGTCCTCGCAGTGCGTTGCTCGACGGCGGGCGTGCGGTCACCAAACAGCGCGCGCGGGAACCATGTCACCCGCATCGCCAGTGCGAGCAGCCCGGCAAAATTAGCGCGAGCAATGGAGACATGCGCCAACTCGACGCGAGGCTCCCAGCGAGCCACCGGGACAGCGGTCGCCATGACGGCCTTGGTGATGATGTCAGGATTGATTGGCTTGTCCTGAAGCGTGTCCTCGTCCGCGCCATACATGCGGCGCAGGACGCGCGTCTCAAGCGGGGTGGACAACACATCAACGAGCGATTGCGAGGTGTGCGACCACCCCCCAATCCAGCGCCCGGTGTTGCGATCCATCCCCGCCATGATCAGGCCCGTTTCGCGGACTTGATCTGCACGGGCGCTGCGACTTCGACAGCGGCGGCAGGCGCGGGGTCGATGGGGTCGATGGGGTCGATGGGGTCGATGGGCGAAGCGGCATCATTAGCCGCGATCCGGCGCACGTTGCCGCCGGTCAAGAGGTTCTTGGCTTCGGCGTTTGTCAACGCGATCTTGAAGCCCTTGGCGGCAAACACGCCGCGATGCCAGAAGCCCTCAACGATGTCGTAAAGCTCTTTTTTCACGTGATGTTCTCGCTGCTGTTCTTGGGATGCGACGACCGGCTTGGTTCGACGCAACCTTGGCAGCGATTTTCGGGAAATGGAGCGGGGGCAGATGCCCCCGAGGGCGGCTAGCGGTGCAGTCCGTTGGCGTCGATGTGGACCTTGGTCGACACCATCGCGCCGTCGTGGTCGATGAACCCGACGATCTTTATCCGGCCTATCATTTCGATGTGGGGCGCGGTGATCGTCACCTTACCTTCTGCCATCACGAGCGTCATGCCGCCATGGTCTATCGTGGCACTGTTGTCGCTCCACGTGACGCGGGTCTTGCCGCGCGTCTCGACGTGCTCGTCGCCCTTCTGCGACGGCTGACTGGCGGCGTTCGAAAACGAGGCGGGAAACAGCATTCCTTCGGCGAGCCGACCGGACGGACTGATCACCATCATCCGCTGACCTTTGGCTGGCGGACGCCACGTCGTGCCGTTGCCGCCCGCTTGAGGCGCGCCAACTTCGGCCCACGGCAGCATCGGCAGCGGAAGGTCTTTGCCCTCGCCGCCGCCGCGATCCGTGGCTTGAGCCGTGCCCTTCGCCGCGTCGACCTCGTCAACCTCGACGAACCGGACGATGTTGCGTTGACCGCGTTCCAGCTCGGCCAGCCGGTAGTAGATTTCGTCAAGTTCGGACATGCAATCAGCTCCAGTAGGTATCGTCGGCGTAGTCAGCCGGGATCGGCGTCATTGCCTGGAGCGCGAACGAGTGCGCCCAGAGCGGCTGACGCGATGCCGACGCCGCCATCAGGATGTACTGCCACTCCAGTGCCGTGATCGTCGCGGGGCCGGTATCGGTGACGACGGTCAAAGTGGTAGCGCCCGCGCCGAGCGCGATCATGGCCTGGGTCGCCTGCGTGACCTCGTCCCAGCCCTTCATGTCGGCTGGTGTTGTGCCGATGTGGTGGACGCCGCGTGCGTCTCCAAAAACATAGTCAAACCCGAGCGCCATGCGGCGCTCGCGCTCGGCCACGATGTCAGCGACGGTCACTGTCGCCGCTCGGGTTGTGACAACCCCCATGCCCCAATCCACAATCCATCGTTCCACGGGTACCCCCGGCAACGTGACTGGATCAACGATAACGTGTTGGGCACCGGGTGGCACGAGCGCGGAAACCATGCGGGCCTCGAACTCGGCATCGGTCTCGGCTGGCGTCACAACCCGTTGCGTCGCTGGCGTCACTATTTCGACGGTAGCAGGCGTGACGATTTCCTCACTCTCCGGCGTGATGATCGTATCGCCATCCATGACTGCCGGCACGGTGCGCGTGACAGCAGGAACGTCCCTCGTCACTGCCGGGATATCCTCAAACACAGCGGCAATCATCGCGTCATGCGAAACGCTGACTGTGGTGATCGGATGCGCAGGCGCTTGATAAATTATAAACATCGCTGGCTCCTAAATGATCGCGAACGAAAACTTCGCGTCTTCGGCGTTGTGGGCGTTGTTGACCGTGAAAATTCGGATCGTGTTGCCTGACCGGAACGTGTCGTCCTCAAATCCAATTTGGACGTTGCTCGCTGTCCGAGCCGTGGTGACAAACACCTCAACGTTAGCGGGCAGCGTTCCAGCGAGCACGATCTCGTATGTTCCAGCAGCCAATCGGGTGCAGGATGTGACACCGACCGACCGCAACAGCGCGCCGGTGGAACCATTGACGCGCCCATGAGCCATGATCTGATTGGGTGGCGGATTGCCAGCGTGGTATATCTCGTAAGAGTTGAGGCCCATCGACCATCCGCCACACGCCAACTTGTTGTTAACGTCCAGACCGAGGCACATGGCGAACGCGCCGGGACGATGGAACGACATGTAGGCCGCAGCACCAACGCCTAGTCCCTGGACCATCAGGCCACCGGTGCCATAACCAACGGTCGCTGCCTGATAGATCCCCCCCTGCTGGTTGCCCTGAAAGTTCGATTGTGACGACGAGTTTACATTCGGGGTGGAGATCGGGCCTCTGAAGCGGGCCTCTGTTGAGGTCAGGCGTAACTGCTCGACGCCGTCGACGTTGAAAAACAAGTGGCCGCCGGTCATGGTCACGCCGTCGCCGGAGCTGATCCCCAATGGATAGGCGCCGCCCGCAGCCAGAGCGCCAGCGTGGAGCTTACCGCGCGATCCGGCGGATAAATAAACACCGGTCGTAGAGTTCATGGTCCAGGAACCGGCCACGAGAGCAGTCGATACTTTTAGTGACCCGGATATTTCAATTTTGAAGCTGCCAGTCGGCGCCATCCCGATGCCGACGTTGTTCGATCCGTCGATCTGAGCGATCCCAGCCCAACCGGCGAGCACTGCGCTGTACGCCTGAACGGAGACGCCGAGAGATGCAGCGATCAGGCCGGTGACGCGCGCGTTCGTATGGTAGAGATTGACAGCGCCCTCCGTCACCGCATCGGTCGACCCCGGCGACGCCGAAATCTCGACGTAGGCGCTGCCCGACCAGCGATAGATTTTTCCAGTGTCGAGCGCGATGTAGATTTTCCCAGCTTCGCCGGGCACCGGAAACGAAGCGAGCGCATTGAATTCCAGCACATCATCGACGTAGGCTGGGAGATAGGCTGCCGGAACCCGCGAGGTGGCGTCCAGCGGCGCGACGCCGTTGGCCGCGCCGACACGGGATGATGGGAGGGCATCCGTGATGCCATACCCCGCCAAGGTCGTCGGTTTGTTAAGGATGCGGCTGGCACCGTCCACTGACGCCCAGTCGGCGGGAACCGGCCCGGCAATCGCTGCCGCTGCCGCCGCTACCGCCTCCTGCGCCTTCTGGACTGCCAGCGCCGCCTGATCTGTTGCAACTTGGGCCTTCGCCGTCGCCGTTAGCGCACTATCCTTGGCGACATCCGCCTGGACAGTCGCGACCTGCGCCTTCGCCGTTGCAGTGCCAGCACCAACCGTCGCTAGCTCAGCCTGATCGGTCGCGACTTCTGCTGCCGCCAATGCCGTTGCCGCGCCCGTCGAAGCGATGACCGCCTGATCGGTCGCGATCTGCGCCTTCGCCGTGGCCGTGGCCGCGCCCGTGGTGACGATGCCTGCCTGATCGGTCGCGATCTGCGCCTTCGTCGTAGCGGTCGCCTGCGCGGCCTCTGCCTCGTCGCGCGCCGCCTCGCAGGCGGCGACCGTGTCGGCCCCACCCGGATCGCCCTTGATCAGCACCATGTTGATGGCGATCACGGCGGCTGCCGCGTCGGTCGCGACGACATCGTAACCAGCCTGTCCGGGACGCTCGACGTAGTACACGGTCAGCGGTGCCAGTGGCGACGGCAGCGCGGCGACGATCTCGCTCGCGCGAACGGGGATGGTCATTGGGGCACCTCTTCAATCTCAACTTCGAATGCAAACCCCTCGGGCTGGGGCGGGGCGGGAACTGGCAACGGCGCAGTCTCAAGACCAAACTGCACCCGCTGCGTCCACGACACCGAAAACAATGCTACGCTGCCCGAGAACTCGCGCAGCTTGCCGCTGTAGAGGTTTTCGATGATCACATCGCGGGGCGGCTCGACGAACGTGAGGCCGAACGTGCGGCGATGGATGCGCGCCGCGATCCGCTCGGCAAGGTCCATCGCGGATTTGTGGGCTGGCCAGTTCGGCGCGGCCTTGGTCACCACGAACGCGGCAACGACCAGATGCGCCTCGCGCCCACCCGTCGACATTGCGCCGGTGTGCGATGGACCGGCAATCGACACCCGCACAGCCGGCGCTTTGACGGCGTAGGATTTCAATTCGTCCAGCTCGAACGGGCCGAAATGCTCGTCCACTGCAACGCCGGTTAAAGCCGCCTTCAAATCAGCCGTAACGGCCTCATGAAAGCGGTTGAAGTTGCCGGTCGGCGGTTGGTCAACCATTGAGCTGTCTCCCAAGCATGGTCACGAGGTGGCGCTCCATCTGCGCGCGGTTCGCCACACTGATCCCGAGATAGGGGCGGGCGGG